CTTTTTTTTGGCTTCAACAAAAGGTAGCTATCCCATCTTTGTCCTTCATGAAGCATACCCCACAACGTTTTGGGTTGGCCTCGTATTCCTCTAAGGAGAACTTCCTGTACTTCCTACGGACGTCGATCCGAAGATGGTCCTTTATGTCCTTATAGAAGAAGTAATAAGCCTTGCCGTTGTCCTGTGCCATTATGTTGTTGTATGCTCCCTTAAGAGTTACCACAACTCTTGGTCGAAGAATTATCGGACCGTCATTTGTCATGAATGCTTCGAACGCCTTGTATTCCTTCATGTGAATCTCCTCACGTTTCAAGAATCAAGTTATATGGCTTACCCGAGAAGCCGTATAGTGAGATGCACCCTGCATCAGCCATGTCGTCGTTTAGTGTGAATCCACGTGAACCCTCATTGTAGAGGTTGTCGTAAAATCCGAGGTCGATCATCTTCCTAACCGAACCGAACTTCTGGGGATTTTTAACTCCTTCTATCGGCTCGAACTTAGGACGGCTAGTACCAAGAACTCTGGTTTTCCAATGCCTGGTATCAACAGAATAAACTCGGATGTCGAACTCAAATGCTGCATCAACAATAGCTGCGATTAGTGCCGACTGTGCCTTTATTACCTCTGGCCTCATATCCGTGGATGCCGTGAATGTACGAACTCTTTCGCATATAATCGTAATTTCTTTTGAATCGAACTTCTTTAAACAAGATTGAATTGCCTTTGAGAGCACTTTCTTCAGCTTGTTTCGTTTTACCGTTTTGCTTTTGTCGGCCTTGAAATCCAGTGAATATAGCTTTTTGATCTCACCGTTAACGCATATTGAAATGCCAGTTCGCATGTAGGACTGATCTATTCCGATTATACATGGAACTTCAACAAATGTGTTTCTTGCTTTTCCCTGTCCGGGTTTACTTACTTTCCTCTTTCCCTCAGCTGCGGCCGGGACCCTTCCGTTCTTCCTCACTTAGCTTTCGCCGTCCTTTACCGATATTCCAACATGCGTCTTTCATAAAACATTTAGAAGCCATCTTACAATCACAACTCTTGCATGTTGTTTTACGTGGCGGAACTGTTTTTGTTTCAACGAATTCTTGCTTCATACGTTGGATTTCCTTCAGCCTGTAAACGTAAGGAGCTACCTTTTCTTTTGAGTATTTAACTGGAACAACCTTGATCTCCTGGTCGTCCTTGCTATCAACAAGAACAAACCCTTTTTTATGAGGAACTCCAGTATAAACAGAAAGTGCCCATAAGTAGAAGTTCACCTGCTTCTCACCTGAAGGATGTCCCCTGGACTTCTTAAAAATGAAAGAGGACTGAGACTTAATGTCACATACCTGTTCATCTGGATCTCTTCCGAGTGGCTTGTTGAAATCAAGTAGCGCATCGATTGTGAAGCTTAGGTCGTATTGTGGGAGCCAAAGCGTCCTTTCGATTGCTACGTCGATGCCTGCCTTTTTGAATAGCTTGTACCACTTCTCGTGCATTGCATTTCCTTGAGCGAATATCTTCAACAGCTTAATGGGAAGTTGTTCACCCTGGTTTTGCCTGTAGAACAAGCTTAGAAGCTGTGCTCTGTAGCAGAACTCATCGTCCGAGGCAATCACTGCCGAAGCATGTAAGCCGTATCTATCCTCGTCGCTTCTTTCATCAAGGAATAGCTTTTCCAACTTATTTTTGATAATTACCGCTTCGATGTCGCCTTGTCGAGCAGTTGCTAGATCTTTTCCTAAGCTCATACGTTGAACTGCTCCTTTCGTTTCTTCATCAACTCTTTACGGATGGGAACTATGTCGTCGTAACTAACAAAGCCACGATCAAAAAAGAATGGAAGTTCTGCCTCACCGAACGGATTGCTTACCTTGGACTTCTGGATTTTGGCTTTCATAATCACGCCGACCTTTTCGTTGTCGGAGCTTACTGCCGGATTTTTGTTAGGGATCTCAATCCAAGCTCGTCGAGCTACTTTAATGCGGACCGAGGAATAGAACTTAATAGCTCTACCGCCCGGAGTGTCCTCCTTTTCACCGAAGAGCATTGCGTTCATTTTATCCCGTACTTGGTTGATCAGAATCACCGTTGTTCCGGTTTCCTCACATATATGAACGATAGAGGGAAGTGTCTTGGAAAACAAACGAGCAACTCCACCGATCTTCTGTTCGTTTTGTGCATCCTTTTCGATCTTTTCAATGTCCTCTTTCGGCTGGCATGCCGGAACAGAATCAACACAAATAATTGGGATGCCTGTCTTGGCGAACTTAATTACATCGTTTATAGCTTCCTCTCCGTATTGTGCTCTGTGTACGATCATCTGCTTTGGTTTTACTCCCATGGAGATCGCCCGGCTTTCGTCGTATGTTCCTTCGATGGGAATGTAAAGTCCAAGCTTGTGGAGGGACATCAACCAATAAGCTAGAGAAGTTTTGCCGGAGCTTTCAGGACCGAATATCTCAACTATACGTCCCTTTGGCATGCCGCCTCCAATTATTTTATCCAGGCTTTCAATGCCTGTAGGCCAGCGAGGAATGTCCAACGAACTGCTCTTTCCAACAGTAAAGATTGAACCCTTGCCGGACTTACGTTCTATTTCTTTGCAGAGCTTTTGTATTTCCTGAATGTCCACTGTTTCAACCCCTATCTCTGCTTAGTATTCCGATGTTGTATTGCTCGACCTTGTTTAAGTACTTCTTTTTGTTAAAACAAAGAGCTCCTGCATCTTCCAATGCATATATCACTCTTGTTGTAACTGAACGACTCTTGCATCTTTCAATGAATTCATCCAAATCGGTGAAGTTGCCGTTCTTTTTACGTTCCTCATAAATTAGTTCTGCTGCCTTTTCACCGACGTTCTTTATGTTTGTGAGGCCTTGCATTATAACTCGTTCTCCTTCGTAATCGATCAAGTCATATTTAACCGGACCGTTAACGTGAGGGAGAAAAACCATGCCACCTTGCCGAATGTAAAGTGTCTCGTCACGGAACTTAGCGTCCTCTTTCCATTCGTGCTTTAGAGTTACATACCAGAACTCATCGGGGTAATGGGCTTTGAAGTATCCAAGCTCCGCCGAGAGCATTGCATAAGCTACTGCATGGCCGCGGTTGAACGAATAGCCCAACATAGAATTAAACAAATCACTTGCTTGTTCTCTACTTAGCCCGTTCTTAAGTGCGTTTTTCATGAATGTTTTTCGATATTCTTTAGCGACTTCTTCTGGGATGTGGTTTGCATCGTACTTAGCTATCTTATCAGCATCATCATTACTGTAACCGCCGATCTCACGGGCTATTGCCATAGCTTGCTCTTGGTAAATTAGTGTGCCGTAGGTTTGCTTGGTGTACTTGTACCAGGGAGTATCAACTGGAGTTTCCTGTTTATTAGCTTTGTACTGCTCATGCATGCCTAAAGCTAAGGGACCGGGACGATTAAGGGCAACAGAAGCAACTATATCTTCGAAGCTATCCACGCCGATCATGTTTATTAGCTCGATGGAGGAGCGACTTTCGAATTGGAATATGCCTGTAGCATCTTCGTTGAATTGCTTAAGTGTTTTCTTGTCGTTCAACATAGAGTATCTAAATTCCTCGCCGGTTAGCTTTTCCAGCTCTTTAGCTTGTGTAGCGGAGCTTAATCCGAGAATATCAAGCTTTAAGAGGCCAAGGAATTCTATATCATGCAGATCGAAGGAAGTACGAATGTTACCGCCGATACGGCAGAGTCCTGCCTCACTGGCTATATCTTCGGAGCAAAGTATAACAGAAGAAGCATGTGTTCCGAAGTAGCGGACCTTGCCGTAGAGCTTTATGAAGTGAACGATTATGTTGTCGTAAAGTGCATTGTACTTGTTGTAAAGCCTGTCGGATTTAAGTCCAACAAGATCGATTGTGTTTTCGTTGTCGTTGCAGTACTTGGAGAGGTATTTCTTAATTTCGTCTGCCTCTTGTTTATCCTCACAACCGCAAACTTTAACGAGATCGTTTACCAGGTTCTTTACGTTGTATTTGCCGTAAGTAAGTGTTTGTGAGCTCTTTCCCTTGTACTTAGTGAGGATGTAGTTAATTACCTCGTCCCTTCGATCTTGGCCGAAATCGCAATCTATGTCAGGGAACTTTTTCTTGTCCTTGCGGAGGAACCGTGAGAAGTCGTTGTGGAATTCTAACGGATCAACAAGAGTAATTCCTAAAGCATAATTTGTGAGGGAGTTACCAGCGGAACCACGACCAGGTCCAACAGCAATATCTTTGGACTTAGCCCAGTTTACATAGTCCTGAACTACCATGAAGTAGTCCTGAAAGCCGTGGTAGGTAATCACATCGAATTCGTGTTTTAGCCGTTCTTGGTACTTGGGAGAGAACTTGTTATGTTGCTTAAGAAAGCAGATAGCTTGCCGTTTCATTAGCTTGTATGTTTGTTCTGGATCTTCTGTGTACTTTGGCATATCGGGGGAGAAGTGGAACCACTCCCTAGCATCACCGATTTGGGTGAGGAATTCCTGCATCCCTTTGGAGATGGTTTCAACAAAAGGAGCGTGGAACTTCTCAATTCTTTCTTTCATTTCTTCTTTGGTTGGCATGTATCGCTCGGAGTAGCCAGTGCCGTAGGAGCTCTTCTTAATCTCATGCATCTTCAAATAGGAGGGAAAATCTTCTTTCCGAATGAAGTGGGAGTCTGAAGTGCAAATCACAGGGATGTCGTACTCCTGGGCCAGTTTCAACAAAAGGTTGTTCACTTTAATTTGGGAGTTCTTTTTACCTGGCTTCTCATTGGGACCCTTAAGTGGGATGGGCTGGATCTCTATGAAGAAACGTTTACCGAAAATTTCAACAAAGGAATCGATGTACTTACGAGCTATATCCTCACGACCCTTGAGTAAGGCAGAGCTTAGAGGGCCAGCGATACAGGCTGAGGAACAAAGTAATCCTTTGTTGTAACGTTTAAGATCAACAAAAGAAATCTTATTTTTGTAATGGAAGTTATCTATAGAGTTACTTATAGTAACTAGAGTATTTAGCGTACGCCAGCCCGTCATGTTTCGGGCGTACAAACAAAGATGGAAGTAATTCTTTTCATGGTTAATTTTGGGCTGGAAATAGAACTCACAACCGAGGATAGGTATCAGCCCCTTATCTGAACAAGCTTTGAAGTGCTTAACGAGGCCGGTTATGTTACCGTGGTTAGTTAGGCCACAAGCAACATAACCGAGCTCGTTTGCGTAGTCGGCAACCTGCTCAGCCGACCCAAAGCCGTCAAATAAGGAGAATTGGTCGTGGCGATGAATCTCAAAATAGTCCATAGCTACTCTCCTTACTTTTGCCTACAATGCTATTATAACATAAGTTGGGTTAGTTGTACATACTTATTTTTTTACAACTTCCAGTTATCAGCATCGTAGTAGTGTAAGGAGCCGAAGTTACAGAATATGCGATCTATGCAAAAGCCATAGTGTAAACAAAGGGAGTTGATCAACAAAATGTCGAATGGGAATTTCTTGATGTAGTCGCAGGACCTGAAGTTTACAATGCAGAGTCGGTTATCTTCGAAGAACTGGATGCCGTTCATGCAAAGCTTCTCTCCGAACGTGTACGCGTACTGGCGTCGCGTAACGATGAATGAGGTCCGTTCGTACTTGTACAGGGCGAAAACATGTTTGAGTTTATAATAATCCCGCCCAATGTACTCAGATCCCTTTATATCTTTGAAATCTATGCCCTTTAACGCAACGTCCAACAAATATGAAGAGATTTGGTCGAAGGTTAATGGGACTTCCCAATGCTGGAGTTGATGCTCTACTAGTGTTCGAATGGCTCCAGTGGAAACACTTATGGTGGCGGGACATACTTCGAATGTCAAACGAACAAAACGACCCATCTTTCTAATGAGTTGCTTACCGTTCTTGTAAGAGTAAAAGTCCTCTATTGCAAATTGCAATGGGAAATACTGCATGCCCTCCATGTTAGCACCTGCTTTCGGGGACTTTTACACCATAGCTCTTGAATATACGGAAGTATTCAGTCTGAATCTCCTCGAACTTGTTGTAGCTACCTTGGTTAGTGCCGTTAAGTGCACGACGACGACAAGGATAGATGAAATCTTCCTCGTTCCACTCAAAGTTGTCGACCTCAGGTTCAGGAACATAAAGGTTGGTTGCTTTACCAGTACGTGCCATCTTCTGGTAGAATGGAGACGGATTAGTAAAGTCGACACAACCTGCTACGTACTCACCATATAGTCTCAACAAACAATGGAACATTTTGTATGCAATTACGTTGTCGGTCTCAGGCTGAATCTGGACGTCCTTACGTTGGTTAATGAATGCAATGCAGTCATTGAAATTGAAACGAACGTAGTAGAATGTAGAAAGGCAACGCGGGAGAATGTAACGAGCGTCCATGATAGAGATGCGACGGGAGTCGATCATATCACAGTAAAGCTCCTTTGCATCCTCTACAAGCTTCATGTATCGCTCGAGGAACATCGGACTATTTTCAACAGAATATGGGACTAGGCCATCCTTATCGGACCACCATTTGTCACCTGAACAATCGGCTGAAAAAGACCCATTCCGATGCCTTATCAGATGCGTAACCTCTTGGAGGCTGATGCCATCGATTAGGAAAACGAGCGATATGGTTTCCTTTGCAGAAGGCAGACTGAAGCCGTTGAACATTTCCTTTAAGGCCAGATCTGCAGCCTCTGCAGTTACCTTTTTATAGGGGGACTCTGCCCACGTTGCTCCAGTATAGTATGGGATGTAGCTCCGTAAGTGTTCCAATGTAGGAGCACTAACAAGGGAAACTTGAATGGAATCAAGGTTGTTTATGAACTCTGTCTCAGGAGTCTTATCGAACTTCTTTACCATTGGAAGGTTTACAGGTTTGAGAGAGTTATTCTTAGGCATAACGAACACTCCTTTATTTAATTAGCTCTCTTAGTTCTTCTACTTTCTTAGTTTCAACAAATAGTGCAAGATCTTCGAGGCACCTATCGATGCGATTATTGGTGGACTCAACGATTTCACCGAACCGCTTTACGTTGCCGAACTCAACTTCTTGCTGAGAATATTGCCTAACAGAAAGAATGTCGGCCAACTCAACGACTATGTTAATAACTGCCTGCTGTGTATTGGAGAACTCATTGAGGTCTCTTTGAAGAGTAGTGAAATGTGTTGCATTGTACCACTTTTCAAACTTAATACACTGCTCACTTAAACCTTCCATTGAGTGCTTTACGTTGTGAGGAATGTCGGAGATCTCAATCTCATGAACATCATGGATGAGTGCCTTTTCAATGGCGACCGATCTGAATTTATCGCCAGTGTGAAGGAAATCACAGATGCACATGGCGTACATTGCGACATAGAAGCTATGTTCGGCTACGTTTTCATTGTGAATGTGAACTGCATTGTTGTAACGGATCATGTTAGACATACGTTGGAGCATGTCCCGACCGTCCTTGGAAAGGAAGTTATTCATGGACGACGCCTGCCTTTTTAGTAAAATCATCCATTTCAGCTGCCCTTACCAGGTCATGGAAGTTGGTGTAGATGCCGATACCGGACTCGGAGAGCATGAGGTTGAATGCATTATTTCCAAGGGTTTCGGCATAGTATACGACTGGCTTACCGATACCGTATGCATAGCCTGCTTCCCAGATTGTACCCATATCCTTACCATCAGTGATTGCAAGCACCTTGTTACTACTTTGAATAGCCTGCACGTTACTTTCAAACACTTCCTTGATAGCTTCCGGACCTTCTTCCTGTGCCACGATGCCATGCTCAAACGGAGCATAAACGATGTATTTCTTAAACCGGAGCATCTGGAGTACCTTTTGCATCCGGTCCACCTGCTCATTAGTAAAGAAAGGAGAGGCAAGGTAAAAGTCGTATTTCTCAACGTGTGAGCATTCGATGGAGCAGGACTTCGGATCAACAAAAGGATCGTATTCCTCAGGCTCGGGATTAAATGGAGTAACACAATCGTCATGGTCTGCATAAGTGATACCAAGCTCACTTTTCATACGTAATAGGAATGAAGAAGCGGACTCCTTAGAGAGATCAACAATGAACTTGTTACGGATCTCTGACTTATCAATGAAGTAATCGAACCGGTTGGAGATCTCTTTCAGCTCCTTTGAACTGAAACCTTTGTCAGGAAATGCCTTGAGATAGTTCTCGTTAATGTCACGAATACAATGAACGAGAACCGTATCCATCTGAGCCAGTGCGGTATCAATGAAGAAGTTGTAGGACAACTCATCAAGAGAATTACCACGATAGGAGATGGAATAAACAATCTCCGACAGATGGAAACGATCAAGGACGACATCTTGTCCTGCCTCGTTGAGTGCGATCAGGAACGAAAGTGTAGAATCGAGGCGATGCTTTACAGCATCCACATCAAACTCACGAAACCGGTTGTGGTCCTTGAAGTTGATGAAGCCTCTTTCCTCGAGTGCCTTTGCCAATGTGCTTTTGCCGGTACGTTCCATACCTTCCAGAATTACTAACATTACGCTTCCTCCTTGCTGTTTAAGTAACGGGATCTGTTTTTATCGATCTTCTTAGCTACTGCCATCTTGAGTTCATCGGGTGAGATGCTAGAATAGATGCAAATGTTCAACAAGAAGATGAAACAATCGGCGATCTCTTCCAGCTTCTCGTTGTAGTCGTAGTGGCCATTACGCTTGTTCTTCTTCCACCGCTTATCGGCCTGAGCTACCTCGCCGACCTCTGTTACGAGACCGAGCAGATGGTGTGCCAGCATTTCAGGGTCGTCTCTCGGAATAGTACCGTCGGCGATCAACTGCTGAAACCTGGCCTGAGCATCATAGAGTAGTTTAATATCACTCATAGCTCAGTCCTCATCGTCCTCTTCTTCCTCTTCGTCGTCCAGTCCTTCCAAGAGCTCCTCTAGATCGCTTTCCTCGTAAGTGCTAAACAGCTCTTCAACGACCTCTTCCTCATCGTCGAATGCCTTGAACTCCTTCTTGCTCATGCCGATCTCGATGCAGATCTCTTTGAGTTGGTCCATATCGAGCTCCTCGAACTTTGAACGAAGGGATTTCTTCTTTTTCTTCGGTGTAGCCTTTTTACTGGCCTTCTTGGACTTCTTGGAAACCTTCTCCTCTTCTTCTTCATCCTCGTCATCTTCATCCTCAGAGTCGTTGGTAGAAGCGAATGCCTTTTCAAGGATCTCACGGATTTGCTTCTCATTGTAAGGCTTAGCCTTGGAGTTACGGAATGTGGACTTGTCCAGAGGTGTTACAACAAACGAACCTCCTGTGCCCTTGCCAACCTTCTTGATCTTGTAGTCCCGATCCTTAATGGTGCCGAACTCCTCGAACATTTCAATCAGAGCGGGAATGGGAGAGATGCCGGTTGCCTTCATACAAAGCAGGCGGACGGCATTGGAATCGTAATCCCAGACGGACCAAACGTAGTTCTCGAGGATGGGAATCTCGTCGTTACAAAGCTTGCAGTTCTCGTGGTCCTCTGGATCCTTGCACATCTCGTACACATGGGTATCGAAGTCGGAATGGAATTCGATCATGTGGCCTGTGTCAAGCTCCTGCAGGAACCGAACACGTTTAACAGAGTCTGGTGCGAAGTACAGCACCTCTTTCTTACTTGTGCCGGATTTAGCAATCCGATCTTTCATCTGTTTAATCAAGTTTCCCATTGTTTACAGCTCCTTCAAGCTTAAATTTTTCCTTTTACGACTTGATCGTACAACTTACTGTATTCACTACAGGAAAAGCCGTAGTTCATAGAGCTTTCCTCATTTACATCCTCGACGAGATCCTGCTCCCAACCACATCTCCAACAAATAGAACCAATGTAAGAATTAGAAATGCAAAGATCTGCACCGCAGCACTGACACTTCTCAATGTGATTTTCGGGGCGAGTTGAAATGAACTGCCCTCTAATTGCATTCTTAATCGTGTTTACAGCGAACTTTTCGTTCAGAGTCAATGACCTTCTTTGCCTTGTTTCTTTCATTTTCGATTTGCCCCTTTCTTAGCTTATAGTGAGATACCATGCTGGATCCACTGTAAATTGAAGCCAATCCAGACCCTTTTTCGTACTTGATCGTCACTCCTCTTGGGCTCTCAATCTGTGTTACAGAACCTCCGGCCGGTTTTTCAGATAACTGTTCACCGCCTTGTTTGTACTGCTTCACACTTGAATAGCCAAGTTCACGACCATGCCGTTTGTAATGTTCCCAGAGGCTTTTCTTGTTGTTCCACTGGGCATCACAGATCTGAATTGCTTTATCAAGGTTTGTGGAAGCCATCGCTATCCTCCTTGAGTAATTTCATTATAACATGGTTCAAACAAAATGTACATACCTAAGTTGAAATTATTTTCCACCGAATCTGTGTATCTGTCTTAGTATCTGTCCGGCTGTTTTAGGACTTACATCTCCCATGTCCTTCATACTCTTGGGATACCGTAAACGATGAAGTCCTAGCTTATTTACCGAGCAGATCCGTTTTAGGTATTTGTAGCCTTGATTGCCTTTCTCGTCGTTATCTAAAGCACAAATTATTGTTTTAACACCTGCTTTTTTAAGCTTTTCAAGCTGTTCCGAGGTTAACTTCCAACCAAGAACAGCAACTACGTACTTTATTCCAATTTGGTTAGCTTTTAGCTTGTCAAGAAAACCTTCAACAAGAACTACTGTGTGATACTTATAATCTCCTGGAAGTGTGATACGACGTTTGAAACCTTTATTGTACATGTACTTTCGTTCCCCCTCGACTTGTGGGTCGTCTGTTCTCATAACGTATCCGCGGAAGATACCGTTGTCGAACATAGGAAAAACAATAGGATAGAGCTTATTGTATGTAGCTTTAGCTTGTGCTTTTTTAAGTGTACTTGTAGTGAATCCTCTACCATTCATGTACCGTTTTATTTGGAACGCATCCTCATCTGGCTTGAACCAATTCGTTTTAGGAAGGTTGTAGTAGAAATCCCTAGCTAGGCGAATCCCTTCTTTGAAAGAGGCCTTCGATTTTATACTAGGTTCTGCAGAGGCTGTAGCAAGCTTAGGTCCTTTAATACCTTTAACTATCTCTGCAACCTTCCGATATGCCTCGAATGTAGAGATACCCTTCTCGAATGCCTTCACGAGCTCAACTGTACCACCGTGGATGCCGCATCCGTAACAATAAAAGTAAGCCTTGTTGAGGTTTATCTGTAAGGATGGATTTAGGTCACCATGAAATGGGCAAACTATCTTGTATAACTCTTGATCTTCAAAAATACCGTAATGTTTTAATACTGCAACAAATGCATCACGTGAGAGAAATTTCTCGTTTTGCATTCTTCAACCTCAATGCAACTGATTTTGTGACGTCCACGTCGTAGCAGCCCTCGAGGTCCTTGATTGAGATTTTCTTTTGCTCATAGAGTTTAGAAAGTGCTTGCTTGTTCACTTGCTTATCAACAAAAATGTAGGGTTTGAGATCCTTGCCAGAAACTCCGTGCTTTTTCATGAATGCTACGAATTGCTTCCAGTCACGGACCGTGTATGACTTATCAACGAACTGCTCGGTGAGCTCTTTAGGAATGCTTTCAAGGATTGCCTCTACGTCGTAGTTAACGGTTGTCCGTTCCTGAACGTATACTGTGCAATCATCGTTGCTAACCGACTTCTTACCAGTTGCATCAAAGTACTTGGCCATCAACTGCTTCTTTTGAACTAAGAGAAGTCCCAGTCCATCGATCTGATTTTGGATAAACACGATGTCGTCCATCAGCTTATCGATGCTTACCTTTTTAGACATTATTTACTTCCTTTCTCTTGTGATTTTCAGAGCATTGTAAATGCCAACCGGCCAGTTTGTGCCATTCTTTACCCAAGCAACGTCGTTTACGTTGATGTAATATACCGAGCAATTCTTTGTCTGAACTGTTAGCTTATCATTTTTAATTTCAATTACCTTGCCAGAAAACAGCTTGTCGCTGTTCTTAAAGGCAACGATTGTGCCGATGGAGATAGACTTGAGATAGAACTCTCTGCTTTTGGGCTTCACCGTGCCACCTCCTTTACAATGTACCGCTTGGCGTAATCGTTAAACATAATACCGAGAGCAAAATCGTAAGTTTTATACGTATCGTTGGGATTGTTGAAGCCATTCTCGAAATTGTAGAAAAAGCCTTCACGATAGTTCTTAGTGCAAGTCCTATCCCAATCCCAATAGGTTTCCTTAGCGTTCTTGAGGTTCTTATAATAAACAGAAACGAACTTCTTATAGAACTTAGCGAATGCTTCCTGGTTGAATTCCATGTTGATGAATGTAACGGAAACCCGGTTTCCACCAACGAACTGCCATCTGCGAGCTCCGAGAAGTTTAAACAGAAGATCGAGGAAATTCTTATCGAAGCACTTAACGTAGAACTCGTAGTTGAAGATCTTGTTTTCTGACGGAGAAGCATTGCCGTTGCCCTTAACAACCTTGAGACCGAACTTGGAAGCGATCTTGGTAGCCATCTCCAGAGCATTTTCCTTTTCACCGGGAGCAGCCGCCTTGTTGTTAGCCAGAGCCAGAAGCTTGTTGATCTTAATAATAGCAGTGTTCTTGTCCATGATTTGAACCTCCTATACTGTTTGGGGGAAGTATTTTCTTCCTATTATGATTATATTATACCATATCGTGAGCTGTTTGTACATAGGAAGTTCAAACTTTTTTCACTTTTTTGTGCCGCGGTATACCATCACTGCAACCTGAGCTCTTGTGGGAAGTCCTTGTGGATTACTTCCGTCCGTAATGCCTGCTTCCTTAGCCGCATCGAACTCTGCTGCCAATGAAGTACTGATTCCACGTTCTTTTACAATCTGGTTGTACCTAGTGATCAGATAAACAATATCATCGTCACTCAAATTTTTAACGTTCATTTCTTCCTCCAATCCACTCTTGAACTTATTCCACTTAGATGCATTTATCAGGTATGACGGACAGTGCTTACCTGTCACATCAAAATGCCTGTATACGTTCTCAACAGGAATGTTGTACTTAGCCATGATCTCTCTACCAAGTGCCAGAGCATTCTCGATAGTTGCATCACTTGCCTTGTAAACTCCGTTTTTAATCGTATCACACATCTCAATAGAAATTGAGTTCGTATTTGTGATGATGCCGTACATCTTACCGCCGCCTGTCTTATCAGCATTAGAATATTTACTACCACCGACAGAGTAAGCTATCCTGTTTTCAGGAACAGAAAGATAAACAAAAGCGTCATCAACAAAATAGTGAGCAGAAGCTTTTACAATGTTGTTTTTGAAGTAATTTACATTGTTAGCCGCCTTATCACCATCGTTTCCAGTGTAGTGGTAAACAAGGTATCTAATTTGGCTAGCGTTCCTGTATCCGCCGTAATTAGCAGAATTAGCAAGAACTGTTTTTAGTGTGTAACTCACTTTGTATCGCCACCTGTTTGATCTTTCTTTTCAGACTGAGTACCGAAGTAGAAAGCAATCACGGTCGTATAGATCATAATGAACTGCTCTCCGGTAATTTGCTTGGAACAAACCATAAATGCAAAAATTGCTGTTAAAGCGATCGTTACGACTGATTTTACTGTTAGAAGTCCTGAAAGCCGCTTCTTAAGCTGTTCCATAGAGTTACTCCTTGTTACAGATCAACAAGAACATTACCACTGAGACCGTACTTCCGACCAGCGATGAACACGAAAGCAGTTTCAGCTCCCATGTCAACGTCGACTGTCACACCGTTCACGACATGAACCTTCTCCAGACAGCCAACGCCGTGATCCATCAGCCCCCAACCATTTGCCATGTCGGGATACATTCCGATCGTAGTGTTTCTGATCTCTTCATCGGTGATAACGTTACGGTTGGGATCCAGCTGCAGGCCAGTGTTGGCTTCCTTCAACTCCTCATTTGTTTCGGGGAGGGTCTTCTTTCCAGAAGTGTAGTCCAGGATGATTTCTTCAACGTTTCTCATAATTTATATCTCCTTTCAAAAGATAAACAAAATGAAACAAATGGCTCCCTCTAGCAGGAGGGACCATGACGGGGAATTTGATACTCAATGCTAATCCGACAGCAAATCTTGGTGCAGCTACTAAACAATATGTAGATAGTTTAATTTATCATATACTATGTCGTTGTTATTATTTTCGATATAACCGTTGGAAATTCATGATGGGGAAACATGTCAATTTATTTCATGGGAAACAATAGAAATGTAATTGTTGTCGGAAGAGTTTATTCTGAAACAAAAGCAAAATTTTGTCTTAAATTTATCGTATCAAGTAAAGACGCAAACGCTGCTGGAGTAAAAATGTAACATTTTGGCAAACACGAGAAAATTCTACGAGTATTAAATTTGATATTGATAGTTATATTACCGGAGTTACTGGAACAATTAAGACGTTGTGGAGATAATTTTATTCATAACTAAATTAAAAGACCAGTAACTCCTTCAAATTTATTAGCCATGTCGACGTTACCATAATAAGAAATCGATCGTCTTTGTATATTTATAGTTGTTACTGTAAATCTAATTTTTATCTGCCTATTATTTCCAAAATATTTGCCATACGTTCCAAAAAAATCAACAGCAGGACATGAAAAATTTTCTTCAAAATAACTAGTTCCTAAATCTACTATTTGATTTAATATTTCAATTTCATTTTCCCAAACTTGAATTCTATATGCTTGAACGGCATGAATTCCGCCGCTCGAACTTGAACTCATACTTAATCCGCCAAATGAATAATTAACTGATTTTTTTATGTAATAATTTCCTGCAGTAAATGCATATTCAAAATAAGAACCGACCGCAGGAGTCCATTCAGAGTTGCTTTCGGTTGTATGAACTGTTTCAAAATTAGTAGTAGCTGTAACAGTTGAAGCTTCTTGATTTATAGTAGAGCTTATATCGTTCTTCAAAAATATATTTAAATTATTAGTATCTGAAGTACTGACTTTCCCATCAACATAACCTTTAGATGCAGCTTGCAAAGCATTTATGGGTGAACTTGTATTCAAAATCAAATTCCCCTGCATGGTCCCTCCTGCCAGAGGGAGCCACTTGTTTGCTGTAAAAGTATCCATTGCAGCTTTAACAAGAGCAGGGGACATCCACTTGCCTGTAGATACTCCTGCTTTTGCTTCCTCAGTAGTAGCAAGATCAGCTACCTTTTGGAGCATTGTACCGGAGAGATTGGCAACAAAAGCACTAACGGCTGCTGTATCATTTGCATCTAAACCGTTTTGGTTCATAACTTGAGCTATTGCATGTGCTACCAACGAACATTGATAGAGTGTTTTGTTCTGTAATTGTGAACTTGCGATGCCTGACTGAACGCCATTGAGTCGTTGAGTGTTTGTGTTGTACTGCTCATCCGACATCATGTTGGCTTTGTTGGCATCAAACAAAAGGATGTTAGAGCTTGCCATACAAACACCTCAATACATGGATTTGTGAGTGAACTGAGCTCCTCCTTGCTTAAACCCTTGCATTTTACCATTTTCATAGTATTCAGTGCTACGACCCTCAAAGTTCATAACACTCCAGCGGCCTCCCGTCTTTTTAGAACCTTCGATAGCTCTTTTAATAGCCTCGTTTTCATTAGAAGTGGAACCGCCAACAGGTCTACCGTTCTGATCAAATACGATATACGTAGCATCACAAGTTTTGATTGCCTTATCAATAATCCTCGTCGTCCTCTTTGCCATGTTACACCTCAATCCTTATATACAATATACTTGTATTCACCGATCATGTAATATGCAGAGCACTGCTTCTGGAGGCAATCAAGAAATTCCCTCGAAGAGTACTGATCAAGAGTCCTCTCAACAGCTTCTCCGGCTTCTGCATACTTAATCATTCTGACATGACCAAGAGGAGTTTCCTCGAAGTTATTAAGTGCATTCTGTACTGTCATATTCACACCCCTTTATAGCAGTGTAGAGGAAGCCTTTCGACCTCCTCTTGCACGTTGCTTTAGTTGTTATTTTATCTTTGTGATGTGTGGTACCAATTTTTAGATTTTCTTTAAAGTAATTTTGGTGTACTGCTCGGTTTCCTCATCGAATTCGCCGCCGATGAGCTCGTATTTATTACCATGAGTGTCCTCAGCAATGTCGATGTCAAGAGTTACGATTGTTTCATCCTCGCCATCAACCAGGCCAACGACCTTGATAGAGTAGTAATCGTCGTTGTTGATGTTGCAATTGAAAGTTTTGATCTCGTTAGTTTTCATTTTAGTTTCCTCCTTTAGTTTGTAGTTCCATTATATCACATAAGTTTTTATTTGTACATACCTTTTTTAAAATATTTTTTCTTAAGTAGTACCCCACGCAGCCTGATCCCAGCCTTTGATAAAAGCCGTATCGGAATCCCAGCCGAAGAGCTCTTGCTCGTAGATGTTGTACGATGCTCCGATGCCAGCCGGCTTTGGAAGAATATACCCCTGGAAAAGAAGTGCTTGAAGTGTTGCATCCAGTGATTTGTCCAACAAAGCTACTTGATAGTTCATGTCCTGACTGTCGATTATGTCGTAGTTTGCATTGGGTAGAAGTGTGTTTAGGATTTCTTCTAATCCTTCACGTGTTCCATCCCATTGAGAAGCCATAATCTTAGCTTTTAGAACTGTCCTGTAATACTCATCATTGAGAACTGACGGAATGTCTGCATCAACAATAGGAAGTTGCCTCGATGCATTCAAAAGCTGTCCGATCTTATCTAACTGATCTCCGACTGCTGCATCGATATTGAACAGTCCATTAAAACTATTGTACATATCGACGTCCGGGCTTAGCATGTTCAGAAAAGCTGCGACGTATGCATTGAATAACGGTTTTGTAGAATACTCCGAAGTAATCAACTTCAGGTAAGCTTCATTCGTATCAGACATCTGCATCCACCACCGTGATTTTACTTACGTCCGTAATAGCAGCCTCATTGAATGCTACCACAATGTCGTTATCAGCGAAGCCTGAACTTGAAAGGCTGGTCTGAATATTCACAACAGAATAAGAGGGAGAGTTGATAGATCCCATCTGGGAAACTGCAACAGAAAACAGAATGGAACGGTAAACGTCCTCTGAAATCTGAAGTCCATTGATGTAATCTGCCAGAGCCTGCTTAATCTGTGTTTCGTAATCGTCGTTGTATGTTGCAAGCTTCTTGATTGTAACTTGGAGGTAAACTTCTTTGTATGTCGGACGATAAAATCGAATGTTCGTTTTGTTTCCAAGCGTGCTAGTAAGCTCTACGACAGTTGTACCATTGGTGTATACGCCCGGCGTTTTCTTATAGTAGATCTCAGTAGCCACGTCCTCGTCCTCTCCACCTTCAACAACAAAAGTAAGAGAGTGAGGAGGAAATCCTTCTTCACTTGTAGTGTTACCGTCATTCTCGAACGCTTTAATTCGAGTTACGCCGTCAACTCCTTCAACAGAAGAGATCATACCCTCAAAAACAGTTGAAGAGGGAGCATAGGTGCTACGTGAGTACCGGCCTCTCAGCTCTGCATCCGTTTCCTCATCAGCTCCGGGATTGGAAGCATAGTTGTTAGTTACTCCAGTCCAACCGTAGAGAGGTGTTGCAATCGTCGTGATTGTATTAGGCAGAGCTGTAATGTAGCCTTTCACATGGCTTTGAGCTTCTACGGTAATTGTTCCGTTATCTGGAATCGTTACGTTTGCAGGCAGATCCCACAAATTGTTATTCTCATCTCGTGCTTGTCCTGCCTCAATAACAGTTCCTGCCGAACCTGTAATAGTAAGTTGAACAGTACTGTATGTAGCCGGATTACGAGTAATTCCAACAAGAGCACACAAATTATCGAGACCTACCCCGACTGCCGTAATCGGTGTCCTGTTGTTGTATGTGAGAACTGCCAAACTGTTTGTATCATAGATCTTCTTTGCGAATATGCTTATTTGCTGATAGTCCTGACTGTCCTCATCGATGTAAATGTCAGAACCGAAGATCGTTTTCATTTGGGTGATCAATTCATCCCGTATATCTTCGTAGGTCGGGATGTGCATACCCGCTGAATCAATGTAGGGCGTAAAGTAAGCCACTTAAAACCCAACCTCCACTTCAACAGATGTATTATCGATTGTTTTTGCTGTTATCGTTATTGAGAAAGACCTCTTGCTTCGATCATACTGAATTTGAATGTCCGAAAGCTCCTTTACTTCATTGATCTCAAGGATCCTCTTTTCAAGAAGCTCAGTTAAACTTGTTTTAACAGTTTCAGGATTTGTTTGACCCAAAATGCTCTGAAACATGGGAATCCCCATTCCGAGATCTTCCCACCATTCATAGTAAAACAAAAGGATCTTCGTTTTGATGGCTTGTGCTACTGCCTCATCGCCCGTAAGGTATGAGTTCTGTCCATCTCCGAAAACGTAATCACCTTTTTCAGATAAAGCTCTGTACTTCATTTTACACCCCCAAAGGAGAACCGGTGTCGTAGTTACCTGTAGAGGTTGTAACACGATGGTAATGGTTGTGAATGAGTGAATACAACTGGGAAGACGTGATTGTACCTTCTGCAGTTCTTAGGATGATTTCCCCTTTGGAATCTATTTCAATTCCGTATGCAGCCTCTGCAGTTACCTTTGGAATACTCAAATTACACGGAATTGCGATCCCGTCGGATAGATCATGGCGTCTGCTTTCAACTGGGTTTTGAACATTTCCGGCCACCCAAAAGTTATCTATCGGGAGGTCAGAAAAAATTACAAGACATTCATCACCCTGCTGAATTGGAAACTTGAGTTCAAACAAAGAATTACCAGGAAAAACGACCGGAACGTTCAAAAGGAGCGGAATTTGTTGATACGATACTGAAGCATCTTCTGCTATGATTTTCTCCCGGATAGCTGGTTGACATTCGATTGTATTTTGTTCTTCATTGTAACTTTGAACTATGCACGGAATAGCACATCTGGTCCGAAACATAGTTTCAAGTATGATATTTTCGTATATCTGGTCTTCATTTCCTGACCAACCAGATGTGCGTAGAATTCCCATGCTTCACCTTCTAAACAAAATCACCCCAGACCGAGCTGATGTGACTTGTGATGTACTTACTTTTGTTATTTAGTAATTTCCACTTAGTGAAGAGGATTAATGCCAAGACTGACCATCAGGTCGTAAACGGAAGACCAAGAAGAACGAGCCATGTTGATGAGAGACTTGGTACGATCGGTGGGATTTTCCTCGAGATTGACCAGAGCCTGAAGGTCGTTCCAGAGCTTGAGCTCATTATTCTGGATGATTGTGATCATATCATTCTTTTTCATAGTAGTTATCTCCTTTTAATTTGTGATTTAAGTTTGTTTCCTTTGCCTTATGGTTCTATTATACCATGTATCTGAGATTTGTACATACCTTTTTGAAAAATTTTTTAGATTTTTTTTACTTAGTAGATGTAAACGTTATCGCCTACAGCCATCGCAGGGAGCATACCTGCCTGAGTTATTGCCTCACACTCGGTATACCAATCAGTTCCACGGCTATCACCGTAGTGAGTGAGCTTAATCACTCTATAAATGCCTTGGTTGTCCAACTCACGGATTGCCTGCCCTTGCTGATAGCGATAACCTTCGATCTTCTTGTTATCGATATGAACCAGCGTATTGGTTGTAATCAACGGGTTCAACAAACACTTAAACTTGATACCATACTCAATTTGAGTAGGTGAACCGATCAAACCGGTTTGAGGACCAATGTCCAGAATTGTATCATCCGGAAGTCCTTTTGCCGAGACGATGTTCACTGTGCCATCCTCATTGTAATAAGTTCCGTTCACAGACTTAGCTATCTGGTTGAGATATGTGCTAGCCTTGCCAAACAGAATCTTACCACGAGGGTAGTTGATATTTGAATCGAGGATGTAGCCCTGTTCCGTGGGGACCGTTGCTTTTGATGTGCATGCATCTACTGCGTCCCTCATACTTTGTTTAGCAACCAGAGCTACGCCGACTAACCCATAGGTAATGTACCGATCTGAATCCATGCTTACTAGAGTGAGTTTGTAGTCGACACCATTCTCTTTGGAACGAATCGGTTGAATCACATTCCCCTCAAATATCTTACCGTAGCAGTCACCGTTATAGCCTGCCTCAATTATGATACGCTGACCTGACTTAATCAGCTTGTTTTCTGAATTTGGACTTAAGTTGTAAATTGTAATAGTGCTTTGGTTTGCCTCAAGGTAACAACTTTTAACTATCTCAAACTGGCAACGGAGCTGTGAAACATCAAATGCTTCGCCTCTGCCGAGATCAACAATGCAACGATACCGACGACCGTAAAGCCAGTCCTTCGTAACACCCGTGAGATCTGTAATCTCCCAATATTCACCTGAAGGAACTATTTGGCTGTTTATGCCGCTGGAATTCGAACTTGAAATCGTTGTGTTCGTGCTTATCGTTCCTGCCGCCGTTCCCTCGATCATTCCTGAACCGTTGAATGTTTTTCCTTTAATGTTTGAGTAATTTTCAATGCCGAAATAGATAGCCGGATTGAAGAAGTAAGCTGATTTATTACCGTGTGTTGTGCTGTAATCTTGGTTACGAGAAATACCGAAATGAAGATGTGAGCCAGTACTTGCGCCAGTGGACCCCTCAACTCCGAGAGGAGTTTTACATGTAACAGTTTGTCCAACCTTACAACTAACAGAACTGAGGTGTGCATAAATGGCTCCAGTTCCGTCGTTATTCTTAACCCAAACGTAATTTCCATAACCACCAGCTTGGTAATCGATCCGGGCTACAACGCCATCTGTAACCGATACTACCGTTTTACTTCCTTGACTCACTATATCAATTCCGTAATGGTTCTTACTTACGTAGCTTTCAGAACTACTTCTTAAACCGAAAGGAGATGTAACAACGAATTGTCCTAAGAATGGATAGCATAAATTAGACATCGTTGTTGTCACCCCAAATCATTAAGTAGTGAGTTCCAATATCGTCCTTTGTAGGATTGCCTACCTTATCTTCAACAACAGGAAGAATGATACATATCCCGATCTTCATGTAATCAAGCTGATGGATTATATTCCATTCACTGCCCTTATAAACAAGAAGAGGGAGGTTTAAGAAGATCCAACTTTCATTCTGGACGTCGTATAAACTGAACAACCAATAGTTTGCTTGGTAGTTGTACCATAAATTGAACTTAAAACGTTTGTTAGCTCCGTTAATCGGAACTGAGCATGTGAATGTTTGGTTAGGTGAATTTGTAAGAGGAATTTTAACCACTTGCACTCACCCCCATAAGCTGTGCCAGAAGAGACATATCAACGTCTGTCAGGTTGCTTGCCTCTATCTTGCCCATCTCTGTTTTTGTTGTTGTCTGATCTGCTGCGCTTATCTTTACCTCTTTCACTCTAGCTACCGGAATCTCACGGAGTGTTACAGTAGCCGAAAGCGCCCTGAACGTATCGGCTGTATCCGAAGCAGAGAGATTTGTGATCAACATGTTTTCGTAGAGGCCGAGCCGTGTAAAAATACTGAATGGAATTCTATCACCTTGTAACTTCTTGAGTGTGTGCCAAGCATTGGTAGATCTGAACCTTGTCCCTGTGAACTGTCCGGGATACAAGCTTTGGTGTACGTCGGACATCATCACTTTCATTGTAACCGTAGCAGGTTTCACATAAGCATGATCAACAACAGCTGCTCCAGTTTCAACAGGGTTCTCTGTTACTTCCAATTCGATGTTGTGATCCACTTGCATGAACCCATCGAAGAAATATCCACCAATGTTGGTTTTGCAGTAAAGCATGGCATCGTATGTCAAGCCATCTGTCGGAGAACCGTTAGGAGAAAGATAACCGGTTGCCATACTTCACCTCCTCAAGTAGTGTACGGCGTCCATTTACGGAATTTAGTGATACTATCCTTCATTGCCTTCTCAACAGCAGTACCTGTCTCAGAAGTTTGAATATTGTTCGTTTGATTTATAGTTGTATTGTTGTTTTGTGTACTTGTATTTCCAGCTCCGAGTGTTGTTCGTGCAGCATCGCTATCTCCAGAACCGGCATAACGTTCCAGAGCGGAAGCAAAGAACGATCTTGCATCAAATCCGCCGAAATTTCCAGTTACTCCAGTAGGTCCTTTACCGAATCCTTGAATCCACTTAACGAGAGGGTTATCAGAAATCCCATCCATGAATTCCTTGAGATCTCCAAACAACCCATTCTCTTTAAGTGCATCCCAGTTTCCTTGAAGTAGATCGAGTAAGCCGATTAAAACATCAAGAACAACGGTTACGCCATCGATGCCGCTTTCGACCATATCCAAGAACCACTCAAGGAGCTGCATCACTTTCTCTTTAGCGCCGATTTTGTCCATCAGCTCACCGAACTTCTCACTTAAATCGCCGAACTTCTCAGCTGCATTACCGAGCTTATCGCCCATCTTATCGAACACATCAGCGAAGCCTGACCAATCAAAGTAAGAAATTCCACCACGTCTCCACGTAAAGAAATCGTCCAACAAAAGGACGATCAATGAAAGTGCTGCAAGGAACCAGCCTACGGGACCTGACTTGAGAACTGCAAAAGCACCTGCAATAGCTGCGATAGCTTTAACGCCAGAGCTTCCCATCCTATCGAATGCTTCAGCTCCGATGTCATAGAGCGTTTTAACAAGCTCAAGAAGTGCTTTGAAGAACCGAATTGCAATTGAAAGTGCATAAGCGATCTTATCTGCAATTTTTGGCATATTTTCGATGAACCATTCATTTAAGCTTTGTAGTTTTTCATGAACTGTATCGATGTCGCCGCCGAGATACTGCCCAAGGAAGTAAACCACCCACCTTGTGCCGTACTGGGCGATCATTTTCATTTTACTGAATTCGAACTGAATGTCCCTTATTTTACGAAGAGTTTCATCCAACTCCTCGGGGGCTTCAAGAGTTTTGCCGAGTGAATTTAACTGGAGGAAACGATTAAACTGCTCCTCTGTCGTGAAGAATAAGTCCTCATAGGACATATCCAGCGCATCCAGAGCAGAAGCCAAACTGCGAGCATTTTCCTCAGTTGTCCAGAGCTTTCTAGCTAGCACTTCAGTCTTAAGATCTGCATTAGCTACACTCTCAGCAAGTTCCCAAGCAGCTTTAGTTAAACCTGCAATAGTTCCAACAATAAGCATTGAAGACTTGGCGAAAGAATCTGCCATGTAGTTGCCAGTGTTTGTGAACTTACCGTACAACTTGGAGAGCATGTTCAATAGGTTGTTATATCCCATCAAGTCAAGGTTCCAGCCGATCTTAACGAGATATTGCTTTAGAGTTTCATCCATTCATTCACCCCCTCTTCATCTGGCTTTCTTGATATTCGTGTTGCCTTTCCATGTTCTCATTCTTTACTTGTATCATTTCAACAGCATCCAGCCAATCCTGGAATGTGTATGTCCCGTCCCATAGCTCATGCTGTTTCCAGATGCCAGCTATTACTGGAAGAAAGACCCGAGCATTGATGTTAGGGTATCGGCAGAGTTCGAACCCTGGTCCTTGCCAGCTTCTTGTTTCGACGGGATGGCGGCAAAAAAATCCTTGAAGTTAAATGCCAGTGAAGCAACGATCAGCTTCAACAAAAGCATCATACTCACATCAGATACGCCGTATGTGTGGTTAGCCCGGACAACCGGAGACTTCTGACCACTCTCATACTGTTCATATACCGTGGACAGGATGTCGGTCTGAAGTTGAATGAATTCTTCCTTGCACATCAACTTAGGAGAACCAATCTTCTTGTTTGCCGTCTCAGTTCCGGTTGCATTTGAAAGCATTGAATCAATGCCCATGGGCAAAACAGAAGTGAGAATCTGCATTAAGATGTAGTTTCCGAGCATGGGGTCGAAAGCATTTACGACGAACGTTCTTCCTTCAGTGGAATAGGACGTACTTGTTTCATGTTTCACAACGCCGTTGTTTTCCATGGCTGTTTTTCTCCTTTACTTAATTTTGTGTGATACTGGCACACATCATTTCCCAACTTCTGTTCTGAGCCTGGCTCTGGAAGTTGTTATCTGCCTTCTTGCGGTGGCTTACGCCTGTGCAGTAGTAGCTGTCCCCAGTGCTCTTGTTTGAGATGGAGATAGTGGCGAGTGCAAACTCCTCGGTGTCAGCCTGCTCAATGTAATTAGCAAAGCGACGCATCCAATCGTTGAAGTCAGAGGACTGCACGATCTCAAAGGTAACAGAACCGTTACGCTTCGCCGTCTTACTAACAACAACTGCCAGGTCAGATGCCACGTCGTGAATGGTTACGTCGTTGGCATAGGAAATGGCAATTGAACCGATGCCAGTACCGAAAGCCGTGTAGGAACCAAAGTTGGGATGGGAGATTGTTACTGAAGTATCCTCGAAGGAATAAACATAAACTCTAGGAGTAGTTGCCATCTTGTTTTACCCCCTTTAGCGATTTACGAACACTCGAATGATGATGTGTTCCAGAGCTCCAGAAGAGAGCAGGCACACATAAATGGGAGGAGACACGCGCTGCTGTCTATCCGCTGCACTCTGGCTAGCAATGGAATCAGCTTCAACATAGAAGCCGTCGTTAATTGCATCGCCATTGTGCAGGTTCTTAACGTTGGACCCTTTCCAGATACCAGAAGCAATCAGACCGATACCGTTCAGCTTGTTGCATGCATCTGACACAAAGGAAACGACTGTTGCCAGACCATCCTCGGTCTGAGGAACCTTCTTAAGAGAAGTGAGACCAGCGACGGTGTTCTGCTGAATCAGGTGACCGGCGACATCGATCAGATAAACCTCATCAACATGGTAGCCGGAAGCAGTGATACCGGTATAAACAAAAGAATACTGGGTTCCGAACTGCATGTATGCGTTGCCGTTATATGTCTGAAGAGATGCCAGCTGATCGTCCGTGATGTTCACCGGAGTAACACCAACGAGCTGCTTATAAGCAACGTCGTATGCACTGTTATCTTCCATCGTGTTGAATCCGGAAACCAGACCAACAAAGGCTGCTGCCGTAGCGTAATCGTCAGTCGCATAGAAGCCGATAGATCGCTGATAGCTAGCATCCATGAGAGTTTTCATCACATTTGTCTGGCTATCCACCAAGCAGTTTGTATCGTCCGTCTGATAAACAAACAACATCTTCTGCTTGCTTGCCTCAATGGTCGCTGCAACTTCGGAAATCTTATCGGCCGCAAGCTCCTCAACGAAGCACACTGCCCAGAAGTTAGAGTTAACTTTCTGAACTGCCGCAAGAGCAGCTGCAGGAGTTTCAGCGTCACCAGTTGCATTGTGATATCCAACAAGAAGCTGAGAGCTAGGTTCGGCCTGACTGAAGTAGAGACCTGCCGCGATGTACTCAGGATCCGTAGTCTTGAATCCGTCCGTGATCATCTGAGTGGCATAGTTGGAAACCCGATAAATCTTAGCTCTGCCAGTCTTGAGAGCTTCGCTAGGGCCGATAATACATCCGAGATTAAAAGAGCTCTGAATCGTAGACGGATTAGAAACAGAAACGCTTACATCTACGATATTGTCCAAAGAAGCGCCCAATTAAATCTCTCCTTTCTCAGTGTAGAGTTTAATATCGAATGTTTCGATAGTATCAACAGTATCAACAATAGAAGTTGAATTATAGAAATATAACTTTAGGTCTGCCCTGTGCCACCAGCGTTCGTTTATAACTTCATGGATATTGCTTTGATAGCTTGTTCTATCAGGAATCAGTGCCAAGTTGTTATCGTAGAAGAACCTCTTAGCTGTATCCGTGTAAACGAGTGAATTCAAACTATTTACCAGAATATCACTTCTAGGACCATACACTATGATATTTAAGCATAAGGTCCTCATTGTGTATTGTTCAATTTTAATCTTCCCATCTTCTGTTTCGGTTTGCTTTCTATTCTTATAAATTCTTCTTTCATCGAGTTCCTGCTCTGTATGAACGTAAATTCGATCAGTAGTTATCCTTTGGTTTGGCTGTCCTTTTTCTGTGTATGCAAGCAATACTTGATCATCTTCCAGACCTAACTGCTTTTGGATGAAATCAGCGAACAACAAATCAAATTGTTCAAGTGTCGTGATATTGAATTCCATCACATCACCTCTGCTTCCATCTTCACTGCAGTTGATCTGCAAAATCCGTATTGTGTGTCGTCTAAGCAATATCTTACGATATAGTTGGCACCGTTGAAGTGAACAACGTCCGAACCGTAACTCTTTCCGTCAACCTTATCAACGCCAACTACCTTTAGCCTTTCGTGTGTGAATACGTGAATTCTTTCCTTTACTAAATCTGCCGCTTCAAGCAATTCATCAGACGTTTCATCGGCTATCGTGATGATCCCCTGGACTTTTATTTCCTGAGGAGTTTCAACAAATACATGGTTTTGAACTTCCAACGTGTATCTTGTGATACTAATTCCATTTGGCTGGCAGAAGTCCGGATCGATTATCAGTTCCGAGATGTTGATCATTTAACCCTGCCGCCTCCTTTTGTCTTAACAAAGTATGTGATGCTTTTTCTTAACTCACCTGTATCAATCAACGGCTTCGGATCAGTTGAACCTTTGCGAATCTTTGCTTCCCTTACTGCCGGAGAGTTGGGAGGCCATCCGTTCTTCTCATCAACAAACCATTGCCTAGATACGTTTTGCCCTCTCATTCCGACTCTCTGTAGTTGCTTTATAGCTTCCTCATCCCTACCTGCCATGAAGAGCTGTGATGCCTTCTTCATCATATCGGCCAGCCGCTCCTTGTCATTGCTTATAGCCGGCTCTATCACGGGTCTGGGAGGAATATTGTTTACTGGTGATCCGTTAGTATGGATAAACAGAAGCTCGGCATTTGTGATGCCCATCTTGTCTGCTTCTCTTTCAGTTGTGTCGTCTGCTATTCCAACGTACACTTCATTATGAAGAATTTCGTCGATCGCTTTCATTAACCGATTGAACTTATCAGCTTCTTCAACGATATTTATTCTCATCGCCCATTCACCCACATTCCTGCGTGTCCATAGATCTTTGTGAGTGTGATCAGTTGCTGACCATAGGTAGTGAGTTTCCAAGTTCCATACCCTGAGAAGTCCTCGGTGGCTCCAAGAAAATCATAGCTGATGCTTAAACCATCAACCGACTTACTGGAAGCTACACCAAACGGGAGAGAACCACTCAAAGCAGACTGTGAACCGGGATCTCCTTGCTGTGTTCTGATGTACAAAACAAGGAAATGGGCGATAAACAAACACATGAGATACTTCCAATTGGAATGAAAGCGATCGAACTTAATGCTTTTATCTGCCATAGCTTTGAAGAGGTTATAAACCGCAACTGGAACGCCGCCGTCCTCTTCATCACTTATAACAAATACTGGAAATATTTTGGAGAAATCCTCTTGTGTGAATTCAGGGTTGTCCGTGAGAATAACGTTGGAGGAGCCCCCGAATACTTCCATCATGATCTTAGCGTTGTTTGAATAACCGAGCAATTCTTCGATTGAATGGTTGATCATCGTGAGCTCCTCCTTGTTACTTACTCAGCTTCCTCGGACTTGCCGTTGTTCTCGGCAACCCAGATTTTATAAGCCTCCAGAACACGCTTCTTGTTGTTCTTCAGCTTATCGTCCTTGTCGAATTCAGCCCCGTACTGCTTAGCTGCTTCCTCGACCTCGTCGGCCTTCATTGACTTCAGCTCTTCGTAGTAGGACTGAACTTTTTCGGCAATAGGATCAGCCTCCGTTTCTCCCTCTTCGGGATCCTCGAACTCCTGGTTCTCGACCTTCTTCTGGTTAGCCTTGTTAATGACAACGATATCGCCAGCGGAAACAGCCAACTTGAAAGTGGGATCATCAACAAAAGCAGCGGGCATGTCCTGGAACGTACCCCGAACAGTGATGAACTGCTCAATGATGTCCGTGCCTTGCATGGCACCGGGACCGATGGCAAAAGCCTTTTTGGAGTAAATACGAATTTTATCTGCCATTGTTTAGCACTCCTTCATTTATCAGATGCCGTCGACGTAACGCATCGGCTGGGTGTACAGAACCTTGACCTGGCCCATCTGAGCTGCATAGATGGTGATGTATGCGAACTGGAGGGCAACCGGCTGAGTCATGGCACGGGTCAGAGGAACGGGCAGATCGAAGTAAACGAAGTCCTTATCATTCACGTACACGACCATGCGATCCTTGCTGGAAGTGCCAGCACCAGAGCACCAACGGCAGGGATAGATGTACAGCTTCTTACCCTGCTGGGCAGCCATGTTGTTCTTGAGAATGTAGTCCAGGATATTGGAATCACCGGACGTACCAATCCGAGTGCTCACCAGATAAGCGTACTTGTTGGGAGGCAGAAGAATGTGGTTGGCCATAGCGCCATCATCATACTCAGAAGCCGCCCAAGCTTCAGTGATCGACTTATTGATGTCCCACAGGATCTCATCCACTGTCTTGGTGACCCACTCAGAAGATCCAGCAGCACCGTTAGGTGCAACAGAGGAAATTACATCGGGGTTATTGGTCAGGCCATTGATGCCGACTGTAGTGAATCCACGGTACGCCAGCTGGTCGATGCTCTTGTTGTAGTTCAGACGGATGCCCTTGTCCAGAATGGAATCAATTGAACGGCCGATGGTCTGCATCTTCTGAGAATCAACAAAAGGAATCTTCATTGCCTGTGCCCAGGTGAACACACGATAAATGTCCTTGTTGATGTTGGCCTGAACCATGGGAAGGACGTCGGTCTGTCCACCAACCAGGCTGCCCTCATTGGGACCGGAGGTGGCGTAGTCAACGTCCAGCGTGCTGGTAAAGTCCACCCAGCCACCGCCGGAATCGGCAACGATATCACGCTGCCAAGTCACGGAAGTCAGAGGTTCACGGATTTTGGGGTCGCGTTTTTCCAGCTCACCCTCCAAGAATGCCATGCCGGTAGAAACACCGGCTGCATCCATGGTGCGAATGCCGGTACCGAGATTTGCATCGGTAAAAGTCTGAATGTTGGAACGGTTACCGAAACCAACACTAGAATCAGTGATGATGTTAGGCATTAGTTGTTACCTCCTATTAGCCCTTGGCTCTGGTCTTGATGGTGATCTCGGTGCAGTTGTTGCCGTCCATCTGACCGGTGGTCCACTCGATGTTAGGAACCTGAATAGTGTTTTTACCATCAGCCTCAGCCTCGAAACCACCAACAATAGCATCCTCATAGGTGACGTTGGCAGTGATCCGGACATAAACTGCAGTACCGGCAACGGGAGTACCACGCTGGCATTTAACGATGCAGTTACCGCGGACCATAACGTCACAAGGAACGTTGGCAACGTAGTCGGGGTTGCTCTGAGGATCGTAGGTGTTAGCCTGAATCACTTCACGGACCGCAACACCGGCAACGACGGCGGCCGTATCACCGGTTGCAACAGGAGCCCACTGGTTCTTGTTGGTTACCTTGACAGCGGTGCCGAAAGCAATGGGAGCAGAAGCAATGCGGTTCTGAATGATGGTATCAGCAGACCGGCTCTGAGTGCCAGCCCAGCCCATTGACATAGAAGTACCGATAACTCTTCCGGGCATCTTACTTGTCCTCCTTCATGTAGTGAGGATTAAATCTCTTGGCAATTTCCATACCGAAATCCACATCCTCAACAGAATGATCAACGGTCTGCTTCTTTTCAGAAACAGCCTTGCGGGTGTTGTTGGCGACTGCCTGCATGATAGAGGCATAATCGCTAGTGGTAGAAGAAACTCCACCGATAGCCTTGGCGAAGTTATCCGCCAGGAGCTTACGGGTCTTGGAATCCTTCACGGAAGCGATTGCCGGCTTAATAGCGCGGAGCAGCTCCCGCTTGGCGGAATCGTTCATCACCTCGGGATCGACTGTGACTTCCTCTTCGCCCTCAACGTCCTCAGTCTCCTGAGCTTCAGAGAGTTTGGTCTCCAGCTCGTCCAGAGATGCCATAGCAGAGTCCTTGATCAGGCCATACTTACGCATCACCTTGACGAAGGCGTCCTCAACCTTCTTGTCGATGTCGACCTTCTCCTCTTCTTCGACGGGCTCCTCGTCCTCAACGGGGTTATCGCCACCGAGATCAGAGTCCTTAACGGTCTCTTCCTCGCACAGAGCGTCCTTAACCTCTTCGGTCATCTCCAGGGCGTCCTCTGCGAGATCTTCGGGAATAGCTTCATCCAGAGCTTTCATTTTCAACAGAAAGTTCTTAATGGCTCCCATCACTCTGGCTTCATTAGCCATGTGCTCTTTCCTCCTTATCAAGCATCTTAATTGCTTTATCGATTGTTTTAATGAAGAAGTACTTTTTTGGTAGAATTAGCTTTTCGTCATTAATGCGAACTTTACTTCCGGCTCTTCCGTATTGTACTAAAGCTACGTGATTGCCTCTAATGTTTGTCTGATAGATTTTACCATCTTTTACAACATAGTCACAATCGTATCCCGAAGAGATCTCCCTCTTTGCATTGGAAATAATCTCATTGGATGAAATGGGATCAGTAACGAGAATGTCGGCCACCAGGTATCCTTCCTGATCGCCAACTCCTTTTCGAACGTCCCTTACAACGCCCTTGCTATATTGTGACCAGTTATCTATAGTTACATCTTCATTCGGATGTGTATCGGTAAATGGCTTACCTTCAAATGAAGCAATAGCCGCTTGGCTAAATACCTCTTTCGGATCCCGATAAACATCAACAATTCCTTGGCCTTCCATGCCGACCTCGGAACGTAAGTACTTGTAAACACCGGTTCGGGCAATGGGAACATTTTTGCATAAGAGACATCCGTTACTAAGTTCAACTAAGTTGTTACTTAATCTTGCGCCGTAATATGCACTAGGCATTTTTTCTCACCGCCTTTACAAAGGAAATTATGTGGCTGTAGGCTGAACTTGTTTTTGTGTTGGATTGTATGAGAAGTAGGGAAGTCTGGCTTTTCAGGGAGCAGAAGGAAAAGTGAAATACATGAATGAACTGTGTCGCTGTTCTGTCCATGGTATTTTTACTTTTACTACTTGCTACTTGCTTTTAGCTGAGATTTGCATTGCTTAATACAAACAACCACATATTTTCCTTTATAAACTATTATATCAGGTTACTTAAGGTTTGTACATACCCTTTTGAAACTTTTTTGAAAAATTTTTAACCTGCCACAACGGCGGTCAGCGTAAGCTTCTTGTCAGACTCGGAATAAACAAGGTTGTATGCCGTAGCATTCTGCAGTCCTCCAGTAGGAGCCACGACATCAACACCTGCGATCTGTCCAACCACTACGCCGTAGTCGTCCTGAAGCTGTGCCTGGTTCTTATCCATTACGTTGTTTCACCTCCTGCAGTTTCTTGAACAACGGGCTGAGGGCTCCAACAATCGGGGATGTTGGGCTTATCGAACTCAACCTCAGAACCCGGAGTTTCCGGAGTGTAGTTAGGCATTTTCCTCTCTGCCCTCCTTTTCCTTAGACTTTTCAGAAGGATCCAACATATAGAGAATTTCTTGAAGCTCTCCAACGTGAACCTTCTCTTCGTCTGCAATGTCCTTGATAACTTCAATGATCTTTCTATCTGTTACGTGAGGTACCAAACTTAAGTAGCTATTGATCGCATCGTTCTCTTCAGAAATCCTCTGCCGAATTTCCAAAGCTAACCTTGCATTATCAAACTTCCTATCGGGCTCGGTAATATCGATTGCCCGTTCAAGAGCATCCTTTACCATAAAATTCCTCACTGAGCATACTTCTGAATTACACGCTTAGCTTCGTTGTTAAAACCAATGATAGTCGTGTCTCTCAGAAGAAGCTGGCATGTCTTCTTGATATCTGTGTATTCGTTTTCGTAAGGAACAGGATCGTCCTCGTCAACGAACTTTACAAACAGTCGATTTCTTCCAATATCGGGTCTAACAGAAAGAACCTTTCTTTTGAGGCTATCGTTTGCTTTGAATGAATCACAGGCTTTAATCGCTTTGTCCACAGCCCGTTTGAAGCTCATATTCTCACCTCAAAACTTAATTTTATATCCTTTATATTTCTGTTCGAGCTTTTTGGCATTACTTGCCGCTTTCATTAAGTCACGAGCAAAAGACAAAGCCTTGTCGGGACTCACATATCCAATGCTAGGCCAGTTAACTGTGAAATCAACAACGGTGCTTCCGGTATCGCCCATGTAAACCTCAATGTCGCCGACTCTTGCCTTTCTCGTTTCATTGCTGATTTCTCTGTAGCCAACGACCTTGTCGTCATCAGATGCTTTCGCATCCTTCGCCTTACTAGTGCTATCAGGCACATTCATGCAAAGGATAGGGTCGTATCTATATTTCTTCATCTATCTTCCTCCTTAGCAAAATAGACTTTTGTAAAGCAATATCGTTTCTTAATTTTAATAAACTTTTTATTTGCCTCATCGCGATCCTTAAACGTATATCTCTCAACAGGCATCAACTTCATGCCTTTCACAGTACTTACTTCAATCACATACTCACCAGAAGTAGTGAGAATAAAACAGCCAATAGAAACTACCAGCTCTTCCTTTTCATTTTTGTAGACATATCGTGCAACTAACTTCATGAACATATTGTTTACCTCTTAAAACTTAATTTTGATCTGTTCCCACTTGAGTTTCGTTCTATTCCACTTCAGAACTCTTACGTTATCTCCGCGAACATTATGTCTTGCACTAGCCAGATCGATTGCTTCCTGCTTATCTCTCAACAGAAGTGTAGGACCCTCACCGCCGATTGTGTAAGCTTCGACGTCCTTCCAACCGATCTCATCAGCATTATCAACGTAGTACTGTACCTTATACATTTTCTTGTCCTCCTTTAGTTTGTAATTCTATTATACCATACCTTGCTGGGTTTGTACATACTTTTTTACATAATTTCTAAAAATTTATTTTTGCCCATCTTCTCTATCCTACCTTGGTGGTATACCTTGTGAGGCCACTGCACATCGTCCACTTCCAACAAAGGTTCTGGATAACAACGACAGTTCCAAATGTTTCCTGCATGGTAGTATCCGACGTCCTTTTCGCCGACTAACCTCTCAGGGCTGGGAGGATCTGCCCAATTAACCAAGACCCCCTCCATGTTACGGTGGGACTTACGAACTCTATCACCATCAAGAGCAGTCCGCCAGACATACCAACGAATGTCCAACTGCTCGGACCGTGCCTTAGTGATAGCTGTAGTTACCTTACTTACTTCCGTCCGAGCTATCAGTCTAGCAGATGCTCTGGAGTGTTTACTGGTACTTTCAACAATAAGCTTCTCAATACTTCGGGCCCTTAATCCGCGGAGTTGGGCATCTGCTATGTCCTTTACAACCTTAGCCGCTGTGTCCTCTGGAAGTGTTTTGATCAGGCTTACATTTTCGATTATTTGGTTCTGTATCTGCCTGAATGTTCCTTGCTGAAACTCTTCGATTAGTGCTTGGTAGAGCATTTTTCCTTTTGTACTTTTCTTGGCTGCCTCACGCCACGTTCTCATGTTTGCCTCTGCTACGGGAGTTACCATACGGGCAACAGCAGAGTTTATGAAGTTCTCGTAGGCATCGGAACGTTGGAAGTCCGACATACTACGAACGTAAACGTCTTGGTTACCTCCTGCCAGTCCTGCCAGCCGTTCAAACATATCACACAGAGTAAGGAGAGATTTACGGTACTCATTTTCTATTCTTAAGTTACGAGCCCACTCAGTAAACTTCATACCGTTCTCCCTCACTTAATACAGAGAAGCATGTTGTCGATGCACTCTCCTAACCCTCGTGCTTTTTCATACTCACCGTTCAGTATGTATTGTTTAAACAAACTATTCCAGAACTTGGCTTCCTCTAGTAGCTTACAGCTTGCTTCAAAGTTTCTAGACGTAAATGTTATGCATTTAATTGAAAACAACAAGCAATGTTCATAAGCGTCGATATATTGCATTTCAGTTTACCTCCTACGTTTAAACAAAAAGGAATATATACTACTATATAGTATAGTATACTATCGGGTGTACGTCGGGAATTCTTACCAATATAGGTAAATCGTGCCAATTCCAAGATTTAGGGCTTCTTGGTGGTCGCCGACGAACAGGTCGATTTTGTTACCTTTAATCGCACTTCCAGTGTCCACTGCCTTATATTCGTTGCCGTGCTGGTCGTGAACGATAGTGCCGTAGGGAATTACGTTAGGGTCGGTGGCGATGGAATAGTAGGGAGTGAGCTTATCACCTTTACATCCGTATGCAGTGTCCTCAGAACCAGAGCTCCACTGTCCACAACAAACAGAACAACCACAATAGTGGGTGATAGTGAATTCTTGGCCAATGTAGGCATAGGAAGTGGCGATGGGTTCGGGAGAGGTGGTAGGCTCTGAGGAGGACGGCTGGGAGGATGTAGGATTATTCATCTTAAAGGCTGTAACCTCTGCAGTGCCTTCTGCCACATTCTCAACAACTTTTTCCTCTGTGGAGTCGTTGTGTTCAGGTGCCGCTAAGCAGAACTCCATAACGGCAGCGGTAAAAAGTATGGCTAAAAGGAGAACAACAAAAAGGAACCTTGCCTTATTGAGGTTTGACCGGCGACGTTCCATTCGCGTTTTGTATTTGCGGCGTAGTTCGGAATTCTTCAGCAAAGAGATCAACCTCTCTTCGGCTTCGTAATCCTCAAATTGCTTATGCATTTTCTTTCGTTCCTTTCTCTTCGATTTTAGCGAGTAATGAGCATTCAACTACACGGCCATTTCTGCACTTATGGAATACGAGATAGCCTCTGTACTTAAAGATGCGAACTAAGTACGTGCCAAGAGAAGTAACGAACGTGTTTTGCTTGATGCATGTGCCATGAGCCGTTACCTCAGCAGGATTTGACCAGATTTTCAATTTTAGAACCGCCTTTCTTTTGTGATATTTCTATTATAACATAAACAAAATGAAATGTACATACCTGAATGAAAATTTATTCCAATTCATCGGAACGGATATCTAGCCTTTCGACTTCTTTCATCACTGTATCTAAGTGGCCGTTTCCTCCCAGAGCTTTGTAGGCTATGTACATATCTTTGAGATTTTCCTTTTCCCAAAGAGTGATCCAACCACGTTCAATGTAGTTCTTGCCTAAATAACGGACACGATCAACAGTGAGGACCTTCAGCCCGTTTATAATTACATCTTGCTTTTCTTCAGCTTTGTCAGCCTTCTTCCATTTTCTTTGAAGGACTGCCAGAATTATAGCAGTTATACCAGATGAACCCATACAACAACTAATTATTGCTATGATATTGTCCAACAAAAATCACCTCACACACAGGCTACGGAAGTGATGGTTGGCTTTGAACCGAATCGACTCATTGCTTTCCTACGGACCTTTTTCTTAGCCTCACTTGCCGAACCTGCATAAACTCGCATTGTATAAGTAAGCTCACTGTCCTCAACGGAAAACTCTACATAGTAGATATCGTCCTCAGTTTCCTGCAGGGCTTTCTTTAGTTTCTTCCCATCCATCTTCGACTTCCTCCTTGGCATTTTTGTTGGCGTTAAGTGCGGCGTTTCCGAGTTGTTCTTTGATTTGTACCTCTTCCTGCTTCTTCTTTTCGTCTTCCTGGTCGGCCTCTTCAATCATTTCATCAGTGATATTGGACCAGAGGTTTGTAACGGGTGCCTGCTGCTTCAGTTCTCTCAGGACGGTTCCAACACCAATCACACCAGCTTGGTATGCATCGAGGATGGGCTGTGTCTGCTTCTGGCCGAGGTCAGCCTTTTCCATGTTGGAAGGACGGCGGACAGGGGAGAATACCAGCTCCATGTCGTCTGGTATCTCACCGAGTACGCTCATGGAAATGATCTTAATCAGTCGTTCGAGGCCTGGGCGAACGTATGTTTCCTGTTTTTCGGTGATCATATCGTAGTAGTTCTGAAGTGTTTCCTCACCACTATTGAAACCAGATGGTGAACGACCGAAGAGCTTATCAATAGGAATCTCGGCGGCACCGGAGATGTCCAACATAAAGGACTCATAGATGTCGTTGATGCCTGTGAACGTGTACCCTTGCATAGCAAAGTCGTCCTCTTGGTCGATGGCGAATGTGCCTGTATTGCACATAAGCTGGTTCATTTGCTGCATCGTCTGGTATACACGTTGGACACTTTCCTGATCTCCCATCGTGATCATCTGGCCCAAGTCCTTCATTTTGAAGATGCGGATGTTGGCCAGGAAGATCAGGAAGGAGATATTAGCAGAGGTGTCGTCCCTCTTTTTGAGCTCAGTAAATACATGCTCAAGTTCGGATGCGCCCCAATAGCTCTCAGCTACTTCCTCCCAGTAGGGAAGCTTACGACCGATCAACTTAATCACTCTGGAGTGGTGGATCTTTACGTATTGGTTTGTGGGTTGTACATTTACGTTGTAGAATTCGGGCTGGCCAAACTCCGGGTCACTGATGTCTGATACCAGCTCAATGCCGGGATCGCATCCCTGCCATCTATCAATAACCATGCAGCCTTTGTAGCTGTCTGGCATAATGTAGTCGTAATCAAGAGGTTTACTTAGATCATCCTGTCCCTCGATCATAGGAATCAACAAACAACCACCATAGAGGCGGGACCATTTGAGTGCATCGAGAAATTTGTCCCTTGTCTGTGTCCTTGTCCAGACGTTCATGATCTTTGTAACCAAGTCTGGATCAAGTTCTGTGTGGATCTCAAATCCGTTCTTGAGCATTTCGTTTGCAGGCTTCTCGATTATGGCCTTAGCAATCCAGTTGTCACGGAACAGAATGTTTAGTGTGTAGTAATCCCATGTGAAACGCTTCATAACATAGGAGGCAGTTTGGGCAAGGTTAGCTGCCCCTGCACCTAAGTTAGCCGGAATGTTAGAATATGCATCAAGTGCACGTTTAACAGAGAGCACTTCAGATTTGTTACTTACAATTCCTTCAGGCGGTCTGCCATCTACCACCTTCCTTTTCTTTTTAGCCATTCTCTCACCTCATGTCCTACACCAAGTTGAAGTATCATTTTCGCCGCCTTTAGGAACAACAACATGAAGCTCCCAAGGATAGCCGTCAAGCCACTGCCTGTAAATGTTCCAGTAGTCGCCGTGATCAACACATTTGTAATTGTATTTCTTGCCTGGCACTACTTCCGGTCGTAGGTTAATTACTCGTTGAATGAAGCTCTTTACAGTTGCCATTATTCATACTCCCATCTATATGAAGTAGTTTGTACGATGTATCTTAACGCATCACATGCATGGTCGTTAGCTTTAACAGGTTCTTCCTTACCGATCTCAGACCTCTTCTCATTCCAGATATACAAACCCAACTCACTTATGAGGTTAGGGCAGTTATCCTTATTTATCAGCAGGTGGCCAGTGGCAAACAAAGTGTGAACATGGCGGATACCTTCCATCACGTCATTATCTGCCTTCATTGTCCTGAATCCTTTCTGCCTTGCCGCCGTTATTAAGGAAGATGCGGAAGGGTCGACTATCAGTGCCTTCATATCTGCATCCTTACTAGAGAAATAAGCAAAGTCGGCGATGTACTGTTCATCTGTCTTTTGTTTCTGCTTTTTCCTGCCGTCATAGTAGTATTCATCATCAACATAATAGTAGGGAAGCTTCTCTGCCTTCTTCTTGAACCTATATGCCTTGAGGAATACACTTGGATTATATACACCATAGTCGGCTGAGTACCAAGGTGCCGCTCCGTGGGCATAGTCCTTTTCCCTAATTTGGATAGGGAGGACTATATCCCTTGTTGCATTAGTGTAAGTATTCTTGCCCTCATCGAAACTATCAAATATAACTCCATCAGCGAATGCCCACTCGCCTAATATAAAGCGACGGTAGAATATGCCCTTAAACTGTGCCTTGTATCTCTCGATTATTTGCTTATCGAGGGAGTAGTTATCCTCTAAGTCGAAGTGAATGCGGATGTACTTAAGCTCCTCTGCCTTCTTTACATGCTCAACATAGAACCAGTGGTTAGGGCCCTCCGGGTTACAGTTAAACCAGAACTTACTACCGGCGATAGAGCATCTAGCCATAGCTTGTTCCACAAAAGAACGCGGCATTAGGGCGACCTCATCAAGAAGTACGCCCCCTAAAGTAATGCCTTGAATTAGATCTTGTGACCTCTCATCCCTACCACCAAAGAGATAATAGACATTAGAGACATTGCCCTTGCTTACCACTAAGTAATTCTCGGCCTTCCTGTCTATTACCTTATAGCCTCTAGCCCATAACCTTTCTTTAAGTGGGGTTATAACATTACGTCTTAATGAACCCACTGTCTTGCCACATATTGCAAAACTTGTCAGATTATACTGCGACATGCTCCAGACCAAAAAACTAAGGGCCATAATAATTGTCTTCCCGCTGCGTATCGCACCTTCAGCGATGACCCCGTTATATGAACTGTAAGGGTTTTTTGGCATCCACCAGGTCAGTAACTGTAATTGCTTTTTGCTGAATTTAGACCACTTAAAGGACATAGTGTTGTAACCCCCTCCTTTCATTTAGTATAAACAAGAAGTAATTTTAATATTGAAGTGTCCTCTTAATCGTGTTGTATCCCTTTAGTGCTTTACTGAATGCTTCCTGTGGAGTATCCTCGAGTCCTGCCAGCACTACCTGAGCTATTCCCCAAATGTTTACGTCCTCTACTTTATAACTCCACTTGTTGTAGCATTTATCGTCCTTTATGTTTCTTATTTCTATCTTCCTGAATGGCTTCATGTCACTTATACCTTTCTTAGAAGCTTGTTGAATTCCTTCTTAGCTGCCTCGTATGCTTTGTCCATTGTATCTTCAAGTCCGATTTTAACAAAAGGTTCGCCGTCCAATCTTGTATTGTGGATTTTCCAGAGCCACTTATCTTCGGTGATATATTTGTTGATACGGATTTCATAGATGTTTTCGAATTTCATTTTTATTTATTCCTTTCAAGTTCCAGTGCTTCCAAAGCCGCCCTGCCCTCTTTGTGTATCGGTGAGCTGTTCCACTTCAACAAAATCCATCTCAAACTTAGGAAAGAGGATTGCCTGTGCTACTCTTTGCTTAGGCTGGACATAATGAGGAACGATGTCGTGGTTATGAAGTGCCACCACCCATTCACCTCTGTAGTCAGCATCGATAACGCCGACCTTGTTTGCCAGAGCTAATCCTTCCTTCGTTGCCAATCCACTACGAGAGAAGATCAAAACAACAAATTCGGGATCGAATGAAGTAGCAAAGCCGAGAGGGATGAACTTCGTTTGGCCTGGCATAACTGCGATTTCTTCATCCAATGCGGAGTAGAGATCGTATGCCGCCGAGTATTTAGTGGCCTTTTCAGGAAGCTTAGCCTCTTCACGAAGCTTTTGAATTTTAACGAATTGGTTTACCATTCGAATTCGACTCCTTTTTCTTCATTTAGTGTATTATGTATGTCCTTTACGTTCAGGTATCCTTTAGCAATCGAATCCGAAACGTCCAAGCAATGCCTGTAAACATTGTTTACCTCTTCCGTGCTCATACCCATCTTGTCGAGTAAAACATAAAGAACTATACAATATACAAGCTTAATTGCTTTGGAACGTTCGGATACGATCCTCTCTTGGGTTGTTAAAGGGATCCTGTTCGGATTTGTTTTCCCTTTCTTTCCCATGTTATTCAGCTTCTTTGGTCCGTTCGTTACGGATCTTCTTGAAGTTACGGCAGCTAGGACAACGCTTGGGAATCTCAAATCCGAACTTCTTATAGAAGTTGATCTCGGAGCCCTTCATAGTGAACTCGGCCCCGCAGTCAACGCATGTTGCATGAACCTCTTTCTTGTTAGCGTCCCGACACTCAGTGCAACGCTTGGGGAACTCATATCCCATTTTCTTGAAGAACTTCTGTTCCGCCGGGCTAATGGTGAATTCCTTGCCGCATTCAACACAAACTTTAGTGATGGGATGCAGAACTTCAGCTGCCTGTTCGGGTTCTCCATCAGGAGTGGGGGCTGTAGTGGTGGGATCTTTCATGGCCTCTTCCTTAACCTCGTCCTCGAACTCCATCTCCGGAGTGGTATTGACCTCTTCGACCTTCGTTGCCTTTTTCTTGGTAGCCATTGTTTTTCTTCTCCTTTATAATTAAAATTGAGGAGGGGGATTTCTCCCCCATCCTTTTTAGATCTTGCTTCCAACCATGTTGATGAAGTTCTCAATCAAACCTGTATTGAGAGTTACATTAACGAACTTGTTAACCGCGGACTTATCGGACTTCCGAGCCGGCTCGAGATGAGTGATGTAGTCGGAGAAAGCATTGACCAGGCCCCAGGCAGTGCCCTTGAAGTTCTGGTTGTCCTCCGCATTGTAAGCATTGAGGAAGATTGTCCGCCGATCGTTGATCGTGTTAACCTTCCGAGTGGAAGCCTCAGGATCAACAAGAAAATACTGATCCACGATTTCCTCGAATGCCTTGTCGCTTACCTTAGTAGTAGCCATTTTCTCTGCATGCTTCTTGAAGATGTTCATGTAGTCGGCAACGAACTGAAGTGTTTGCTGAGCTTCAGCCAGTCGATTATGAACGGAAGTGCTGTGCCGAAGGGAGATCTTGTTCTGGGACTTCCTGAACTCCATGGCGAACTGGTTCTGGCATACGATACGGAGTGGGCAAATGCAAGCCTTAACCGTGGAAGCACCGATGAAAGAGTTCTGGAAGATGATGTAGGGAGTGAACTTATCATCCATGATGTACTGGTCCGGGAGAGAAGCGATGATGTAATTCATATATGATGTTTCTCCTGCCTTAACAAAGGAGAGACCTTCCTGAACGATACCATCGACGAAGGAGAAAGCTTCCTCATTCTGAACGATGGTATAGTCCTTACCAACGATGCCGAATACCTCGTCCGTTCCCTTCTTTTTGGTAGCGAACTGATCGGGGATCCGCTTGCCGTTGGAGAGATAGATGGGAGCCTTGACCACTTCGTAGTCCATGCCGGAGATCTGGAGAGCTTCCTTAACGGAGTTAGCCTCACGGATGTCGGTGCCGATCTTGTTCCAAGTAGCGATCCGAGTAGAAGTAGTAATGTTAGCCATTTCAATTTCCTCCTAAAGTTTTAATTTGAGTTTGATTAAGGCCTTCCGGTCCTTACAATTATATTATACCATGTTTGAGCTGAATGTACATACCTTTTTTAAACTTTTTTGAAATATTTTTCACGTTTCTTCCCATACTGCCTGCGCGGACTCCTTCAATGCTTCGAGGAATCCATCATCTTCGGCCTCAGGATTTTCAATGTCAGAAAGCCGTTTCTTGAGCTGGAACTCCTGTTCCATGAGGTCTGCCTTACGTTCTTCGATCTTCTGTTTCCAGTCCTTGGGCATGTCGTCGATATATCGCGCCAGGTTGTCCAGAGCTCTCATCTTGTCGTGTAGCTCAATGGATATACCATCACGACCGGACTTGATTGATTTAATCAACTGGCCATCTACTTGATCAGCGGGCTTGAGACGGATCGAATGAGGGAATATATCAACAAAATCAGTCATATCAGCGAAAGCGATACGAACCCACTCATCTATCACGTCCATGGCACTTACCAGATGCTCGTTTAAGATCCGAGCCTTCATCCAGCAGATGTACCGTTGTACGTTTTCATCCTTTAAGAGTCGGTAAGCGTAATTACAATTGCAAGAGCTCTCACCATACCCCGCCTTAATCATGGCAGTCTTCCTGTTGTGCCCTTCAACATAGCACTCACAAAAGCGTTGCTTTTTCTCATTTAGTCCTGCGACTGCCTCTGACTTCGGCATCTTCATGAGCTCTTCCTGTGTGTACTCGTCGTAGTTAATAGGAATTCTTACCATGATGCCGGTATCTCCTTTTATTCTTCAAATTTCTTCTTGTAAAAGTTTTTGGAGACCCGAGCTTTCTCTTGACATTTGTTTAGGAATGCTTTCAAATTGCATCTATCGCAGTTGTAATGCTCGTTGATGAAGAATGAGCAGTGAAACTCTCTGCATATTTTACAGAAATCACGTTGTTCTTCACCTAGATCTATATTTGTATACATCGTAAATACGAATGTATTTTCAGCTTCTTTGAGCCTTTCAATTTTGAAAGATATGTTTTTGTACCGTTTTGAGGCCATGTACTTGGCCAATTCTTTGCATCCCTTTAAGTATGCTTCCTTTTCGGAATCTGCTTTAATCTTGAAGCTTTTTATTTTGTACGATAGAAGCATAGCAACCTACTCCTTTGCGATTGCACTTTTTGCAGCTTTGTCAACCATCTCGTTGTATTTGTTGCCTGAATGGCCTTTTACTTTGTGCATGTGAATTGTGATGTGTTCGTCCTCTTTCAACAAAAGGAGTTCTTCCCACAACTCTCGGTTCTTCACTTCCGTGTTTGCCTTCGTTTTCCAGCCACTTTTCTTCCAGATGGTTATCCAATTCTGCTCAATCGCATTTACGCAGTAAGCGCTATCACTGTAAATATCCAGCCAAAGCTTACCTCTGTTAACCAACTGCTTTGCATGTTTTATTGCCCTTACGACTGCCAGTAATTCCATGTGGTTGTTGGTTGTTTTGTCCTTGTGCCCTGCAACCTTTAGAATAAGCTCATTCCCTTGTAGTATAACAAAAGCATATCCACCAGGACCAGGGTTACCGGAACAAGCACCGTCACAGTATATCGTGTAAGATGTATTTAACAACTTTTCTTTCTCCTTTCGGCTTCATTTTTGCATAGGAGAATGTACTTACACATGAATTCATAGAGTGAGTTACAACAAAGAGTAGAGTAAGTGCCCCGCTCAACTTCCAATGAACAGAACAACAAACTATTCTTTTGCTTGAATAGCCTGATTTTAATGCCGTATTTTTTCTGGAGTGATTTAACGATTTTGTGCAGCCTTTCCTTGCTTGGCTTTTCGTCTGCCTTTATTACTTTCTTTACTTCCTTGAGTAGGAGCATTCTGTTCTGTATCTTTGTGCAATCAAGATATTTGATTTGGTAGTTTTCCATACTGTTACCACCTTCTAACGGGTAGTGCCGGGACTTACCCACCGAAGTGGTGCCCGGCCGTTTATTGTTACCCGTTGTTCTTACTCGAAGTCGAAGTCGTCGTCATCATCGTCGTCCTTGGACTTCTTTGAAGCCTTCTTGCCCTTCTTCTTGGGAGCGGGCTCGTCATCCTCTTCATCATCGTCGTCGGAATCCTCGTCCTCGTCTTCGTCGTCCTCATCCTTGGACTTCTTGGACTTCTTCTTGGGAGCTTCCTTCTTAGCCTTCTTCTTGGGAGCTTCCTCCTCGTCGTCCTCGTCCTCATCGTCGTCTTCCTCCACCTTGGAGGCCTTCTTCTTGGGGGACTTCTTCTCGGCCTTAGCGGCCTTCTTGGGAGTCTCTTCCTCAGTATCGGCATCGTCGTCGTCCTCGGTGTCGATCTTCTCAACCAGACCGTGAGCCATCTTGTAAGCCTTTTCAAGCTTACGAGCGGTGATCCACTCGGGCAGATAGCTCAGAGCCTCCACACCGGCCTCATTCAGGCGGGTGCACAGCATCGTGAAGAAGGGAAAACGCCGGGTCAGATCTCCGATAGCCTTCAGATCGGTGCCCTCAAAAGCAACCTTAGCGACCTCAGCTGCAGTCCAATTCTTTGCCATAGTAAATACTTCCTTTCTGATTATGCCAACCCTTTGGGTTGTGTTATTTATTCAGTGTCTGCCAGGATCTTTGCCGTGAATGTAATGTGGGCATCTTCCACCATAAGCTTAGTGAACTCATCGGGATAAACAGAATCAACATTCGATTTGAATGTAATGAAGCAGTTCATGTCCTTGTCCACCCGAATAGAGTAGACTGTGAACTGGCCGAGCTTAACCTTTGTGCCTTCCACCGATGCTACCATCTGAATTCGTTTACCAATACCGGCCACGAACTGAAGTGCATCAGGAAGATCATCCGCCAGGAACTTAGCCTTGAGCTGCACATCAAAGTTTCCCTTGGAGTTCTGCCCATCGAAGTAGCCTGTTGCCTTAATTACGTTTTCTTTTGCCAAACGTTTCACTCCTTTCTTTAAAGAATTGATCTCTTGCCTTTTTGGATGCCTTTACAGTTCTTACTATTTGTTCTCCTTTCTGTTCCTCTAGCTTTTCTACTTGGGTTTGTGGGAGGGCCTGGCCAGTTTTCAAACAAGAAGAGATATATGGGATGTCCTCTACAGAAACTATAGCATATATCTTGTCTTGTTTAAGAAACTGAACTAAGAAAATGGGTATTTTATTTGAAACAGAAGCATGGTATTCCAATTGCTTCATGTCAAATATACTGAGCCTGTACGATTGTGCGTCCGTGCTTTTGAGCTGGACCATTGTACTCTCATTCTCTCCATCCTCCTTCACCACCCAACCTGCACCAGACTGAGGAGCTGGAGTTAGACCGAGTTTTCTGAGAGTTTCCTTCTCGTTACGAGAGTAGAACTTACCCGTTCTTCGCATTATTAAGTTTCACAGTGGCGAAGTCGCCACGCGACCTCCTTACCACTTCTTGAGAGTGATTGTCTTGTACATCTCGAGCTCCTCGTCGAACTCACCACCGAGAACCCAGTAAGTCTCACCGCGAGAATCTTCTGCAGTGTCCTCTTCCAGAGTGATTGTGGTCTCGATCTCGTCGTCGTAAAGACCGATCACCTTAACGGTATAGTAGTCGTCGTTATTGAGATTGCACTTAAAAGTTTTGACCTCACGAGATTTCATAATTTGTGACCTCCATTTGTGATTGAATTTTTGTCCTTTGGTTTATGGTTCAATTATAACATACCTTTCCAAATTTGTACATACCTTTTTTGAAATTTTTTCAACTTTTTTTTGGCTTCAACAAAAGGTAGCTATCCCATCTTTGTCCTTCATGAAGCATACCCCACAACGTTTTGGGTTGGCCTCGTATTCC